GGTGGTCTTGCTTACTCCAACTAGATTCATTACTATTATAAAATGTGCAATTGTATCTCAAAATGTTAATTTTAATAAAAATTAACATTTTTTATTTTATTATATAAAAATAAATTATCACTTACTATAATTATGAAAGGAGCACTTATGCAATTAGTTTCACTTGGTGCAGAAGATATTAATATTATTAGAGATCCCGAAATAACATTTTTCAAAACAGTTTATAAAACTTATAATAATTTTGCGATTGAATCAATTGAACAAACATTTGTTGGATCGCCTAAATTTGGATCTACTAATACAGTTAAAATAAGTCGAAAAGGGGATTTGATATCTAAAACTTATTTACAATTAACATTACCTTATCAAGACGATTCTAGTGCTGTTTGGACTAATAGAATTGGTTTTAATATTATTAAAAAAGTCGAATTATTAATTGGAAAACAAATTATTGATCGACAATTTGGTATGTGGATGCATCTTTGGACAGAATTAACTAGTACAGATGAACATAAAAACCATTTAGATAAAATTGTTGGTTCGCGATCATTGGGAACAGAAAATTCTGCTGGTTTACAAGCCAATAAATCTCATACTTTAATAATTCCTCTTCAATTTGCTTTTTGTCGTAATTATAGTTTAGCTATTCCGTTAGTAGCTATTGTTCAACAAGATATTGTTATGAAATTTTATTTTGAAACAAAAAATAATTGTATTCAATCCGGAACAGCACCAGCTGGAGATATAACTAACGTTGGATTATGGGTAGACTATATTTTTTTAGAAAAACCAAATGTTTTAAACATTGTTCAAAATAAACAAGAATATTTAATAGATGTTACCAATCGTTTAGTTAAGAATTTATCTTCTAATGGGATACATAATATAGTATTACCTTTTACTTTGCCCTCTAAAGAATTGATATGGGTTTTAAGAAAAAAGACATTAGCTACAAATACGGATAAATTTACTGATTATACTAATGGAACAACTAGTATGGTAAAGAAAGGACAATTAAAAATAAACGCTGAGAAATTCTTTAGATCGGGTATGCGTAAATTTGATTATTTTAATTATATTGTACCTTTTCAATTTCATAAAGGTAGTCCTGATTTAGGTATTAATGCATTATCTTTTTGTCTAGATCCTGAAAATAGTGAACCCTCTGGATATTTCAATTTTAATAATGTTAATAAAATTTCTTTATCATTAGATACTTTTGAAGGAACAGTTTATGTTTTTTCTTTATCAACTAATGTATTAATCGTTGAGGATGGATATGCTAGACTTAAATATCAATATTAAGATAACTTTAAAGTATAAAAAATAAGTGTTAATATGATTTATTTATTAGATTTAAACATTTTTTTTCTACTATATTTATATTTATGAGTGGAGCTTTATTACAATTAGCAGCTTTAGGATCACAAGATGCATATTTAACAGGAAATCCTGAGATAACTTTATTTAAAAAAAAATATCACAGGTATACACATTTTGCCAGTGAAACTATTCAAGTATCATTTGATGGTGGTTCTATTGATTTTGGTTCAAGTAACGCAGCTACATCTACATTAGAACAATCTGGTGATTTAATATCAAAAATGGTTCTTGTTCTAAAAATTGACGCTGTTACTGATTCTAGTGTAGATTGGGGTTATGTTAATAGATTAGGACATGCTATAATCGATGAAATTTCAGTTTCTATTGGTCAAACAGAAATTGATACTCATTTTGGCGACTGGATAAATATTTATCATGATATTTATAGTAACAAAAGTCATGAAACTAATTATAATAAATTAATTGGTAATACTTCTGAATTAAAAAAATTACAAAAAAGTCATACTAGTTTAGAATTATTTATTCCTCTTTATTTTTGGTTTTGTAAAAGTACAAGTTCCGCCTTTCCACTATGTGCTATAACTAAACAAAACTTTCAAATTAAAGTTAGATTAAATGAAGCAATAAGTTGTATTAATTATAAGGGTTCGGTTGAACCTACATCACTTCCTACTATATCATCTGGTTATTTACTAGTTGATTATATTTTCTTAGATAACCAAGAAAGAACATTATTTATGACACAAGATCATGAATATTTGATTGAACAAGTTCAGGATATGACTGATAGTGTTACTAGTGTTAATCCAAGATATAATCTTATTTTTGATAAACCATGTAAATACCTATCATGGTATATTAATTTAAAAAGGTATTATCAAAGAACCCCGTTTTTATCTTGGGCTACTGACGATGATTGGGAATTAGCAAAAACGAACTTTTCTAAACTAATCTGGCTTGCTACCAGAAAAGATTTGGATGTATCTGATACAACTAATCCAGTTATTAAAATAAATAGTACTTTTACTAATATTGGAGAATCAATTGATTTGGTCACAGGCGGTTTATCTAAATTAGAAGAATTACAAGCAAAAGTGAAAGCTATCTTTTTATTTGCAAGTGTAAATACAAATAATTCTAATGAATATTTAGCCAAAGCTACAATTGATAATGTAGTATTATTAGAAAGTAGTATAACATATGAAGATATGTCTCTAACAATAGATGAATTAAAAGAAAATGCAACATCATCTACTGTCCATACTACACAATCTACCTTTCTTGATCTTAATACTATCAGCATCATTGATGCTTTTAATTCAGGTAATAATATAAATCGAACTGATAATCCTATTATATCAGCTAATTTACAATTAAATGGTAAAGATAGATTCCAAGAAAGAGATGCTTTTTACTTTAATTATCTAAATCCATATTACTATTTTACTAATAAACCTCAAGATGGTATTAATCTTTATAGTTTTAGTTTAGCACCAACAGAAATCCAACCTAGTGGAACTATTAACTTTGGTCAAATTAATACTAAAGAACTATTAATTAAACTCGGACAAAATAATACTATACCTAGTGATACCTATTTTAGTAAATTCTTTCAAGAAGGTCGTATACGTATATTTGTTTACAACTATACCTTATTAAAAGTATCTCCTAAAAGAAATTTAGTTGGATTAGCATACTAATGTGAAATCACTTTATTTATACTAAATATAAGATTGTCATTACCAGTATATTTAATGGTGTTATATTTCACCTGTTGTTTTTCGGTTCCTGGAATAATTGCCATACTTGTATGGATTAGTATATAAGGATAATCCGTTTCATTATCATCAGCAAGACATTCAAGGGCATATTTTAATTCGCCTTGCTTTGGCCCAAAAAATCAGGCATTATATTGACACCTTGTTCCGTTTGTGTGCGTGGTGAATCAAGTGGGAATTGTTGATTTACAATAGCAAGTAACTCTTGAAATCTTTCTTTCTTTCCATGAGGACATTCAGTCGCCGACATTAGCTTTATTAATGACAGCGATAATATTATTATTCAACATACTATTTGTAATACTATAGATAATAAATTTATATATCTATCATATAATTAGCACATTTTACAGAAAAATTAATAGTTCGATTAAGCCCAGCACCGGTTATAAAATGACTATGAAATATAGTATCTCCAGCACCAATATAAAGAAGTTTTTTATCATCAATATTAAATGTTTCAGCTACTTGTAGAGCATGTCTAATATATATGGCCCATACATCAAATGAAAATAGATGAGTATTATATTTTTCCTTGTATTTAATTAAAATACTATATAGGTAATTTCTATTAGTATCATCTATTATATTAGAAATAATTTGAAAAATACTATCTAATGTATAATATTTTTTCTTTAATTTATTGAGAAACATTAAATCTTTTTCATTAGTTATATCAATATCAAATTTATTAACAAAACTAAATTCCTTATCATCTTTAACAGTTGTTAATGAACAATAAAAATGATTTTGTTTAAATTTCTTATCTTTTGGATAATCTATTAAATGAACTAGATTATTTTCTGGTATTATCATTAATTGTTTATCAGATACTTTATCGATTTTATTAATATTATCCATCCATGTTGTATCGATATTTTTAAATAAATCTGTTTTTAATCTACCTCCAGTACAATCAAATACTACTTGAAAATTGCCTTTTTTAAATATTTGTTTATAATCATTCCAATCATAATCATTATAGACTATAGGTAGATTATATTCTAATATGGCTTTGGTATATAAGATATATTCTAAAATAAAAATATTAATAAATATACTGTTACGTTCCTTATTATTATCCCATGAATATATTTTTGGAACTAATAAAGATAAATATTTAGATGAAGTTGCAAATGGACGTTGACGTGTATAGGGTTTTCTTAAACCAGGTTTTTCTATCCTACTATCAAATACCACTATATTAACTTTGGGGTAATTATTAAGGCTACCTCTATTATAATATAATTCTAAATAACATCCTAAAAATAATCCAATTGGTCCAGACCCAATAATTGCAATGTTTTTTTTTCCTTTGTCTTTATGCAGACTATCATATAGCTTTTCTTCATCAGAAACATTTGATTTAATCACATAAATTGAAATAGTACTAATAATTTTAAATATCTTGTTCCAGTTTGATACTTTGTTTAATTCATTATTAATTTGATTCAAGTCATTAATAGATACTTCTCTACTATATTTATTATTCCTATCTACATTTTCAGGTATAACAGTATTTTTATAATCTATTTTATTTGTTATTTTATCTTTTTGATAATCAATATAACTATGTGCTAACATATTTACTGATCTAATATCTCTAAAAAAAGGATGTATAGGGCAATTAAATAAATGTTGATATATATAATTTATTTTGTTCTTAATATTTTCCATTTATAATAAATGATAGAATTTAAATATACAGTATATTAATATATATGACTACTATAAATATATATACATTTAACGTTCAATTTTATCGTGATAAGCATCCAGGTGATGT